TAAACAGGGTATTGATACCTGTCGTGCTACCTTCTTCAAAGTCTGTTACTGACATAACCTTGCGATAATCCATCGCATCATAGTCAAACATGTTGTTATATTGAACAGCATTTTCAATCGTCTCACACTGAGAAGAAATCTTTCGTTGTGGGGACATTTTAAACAGTCCACTCAACACCGGACTGTAATTGACAAATTCATCATACGCTTCTTTATCAATCACTTGCATTTCATAAATCCCGTCAGATGCAACCGCTGAACTCAAAGAACTACTGCCTGAAAAATATGATTGAGGGATTGCTGTCAACGATACATACAGTGCGGTTGGGATATCCACTGTGAAATCTGGATTCGATCTAGCGGGGGGTGCTAATCGTTGGGTGAGTGAGAATCCACTGTTCGCAACCGTGAACAGATGATCCAATCGTAATCCTTTATTTGGTTCATATAAATTGCTGTCGAATATCAAATATTCTCTGGTGTATCCCGCATACTTGGTGAAAAATTCAACAGCCATTGAAATTGCATCATACAACTGATCTGGATGAACTTCCACATTGATGATTGGATGTCCTAACATTCTCATTATTCGCGCACCCAACTGCTGAAAACATTCAATCTTTGAATTAAGATTGGTTGACATGAATGCGCTGATCGGTGTTATTTCACAAAGGTTACTCACAAGTATATTTAAGGCTATTGCTAAATATACTTATGTTTTCAAATCTAAATCAATGCAAATCATTCAACCAAACAATCACCACTGCTTTGGTAGCTTTAAGTTCCAACATGTGTTCGGAAGTTATAATTTCTAATAAGACTGGTCAAGGTGTTTTGATATTTGACAGTAACAATTTCGGTGCATCAAATGGATTCCTATTGAGTGCTGATGATGTGTTCACATTTCTAGGTGTTGATAATTCAAATCAATTAAGCGCACAAACATCAACAGGAAGTGGGGTTCTATATTACAGAACCCAATTATTCAGCAGCACTCCATCTAGATAATTTTACTCTGGTTGACCTTCTCCCGGAGGAGGTGTTGTGTTGGCTTCCCCACCAAACGGAGCAGGTGTTTCTCCTCCCCCAGCTTCAACTGCGGGTCCACCTCCAAACGGTGGCGGGGATTCACCACCGCCCATTGGAGGCATTCCTCCTCCACCCATAGGTGGTTCTCCTCCTCCAGCTTCAGCGGCTCCTTGTGCTATTATCTGAGCTTTCCAGCCCGGTCCCATTGCAGCGATCTGTTGTAGCTCCCATTGGAACTCAGCATCTTTTCGTCTGAATTCTCTATCTGCGAGAATATCTTTATCGCTCCATTCAAGATACTTTTTCTTGGCGAAGATATCAGAAACATTTTGGGTGCCTATAACGCTGTTGTACATTTCAACTTTGAGTTGCTTCTTCTGGTTTTCCCGCATTTCAAAGAATGTGCCGGGTTTAACAAATTCAATATCAATGTGTTGTTCTTCAATATCATATTCGTCAAATTTTCCACGAAGCTTGATATGTGTAATGAAACCTTTTTTAATACCAGCAGCGAATTTTTGCTGTTGACGAACAATCATCTTGGCGAATTTCAGTTCCTCGTTAAGCATTTGGGAACCGTCAGACAAACCGGAATCTTCCTTTAGTCTGTTTGTTGGCACCTTTAATGAACGATACAACTTCTTCAAGAACCAATCCAATACATCAAGATTCCCATCACTTGGCTGACCACCGAATGTTGTAACATTTGTGGCTTCTTGTCCTTGGCGTTTTGCAAACCAGTAACTATCCAACATGGATTGTGGATTATACTTTTTAACAATATCGTTTTGATCACTGTCAAATGTTTTTGTAGACCAGTATTGTTGTTGCAGTTTTCTCAGATATGATTCTGCTTGGGGTACTGGCATTCTACCAACATCAACATTGAAAATGAAACGCAGGGGAGCATGCACCAATCTGTGAATAACAACACTGTCTTCGATCATTGACAACTGACGATATGATCGTCTACAGTTCTCAACAAACGGAATTACGAACTCTTTGGTTTCGTTGTATTGCTCGTTGTTGATATATATGATTTGATTTTCTTCAAATGGTATATATTCATATCTATCAACTTGTTTGGAATCTTTCTTGTCGAAAATTGGCTTCTTGTACAAGAAACCTTTGATCAACATGTTCTGAATGTTTCCATACACGGGATCGATATTATCCGCTGGTAGATTTTGAACAGCTAAAATACCTTGTTTTGTATAATCTGAGTGGATTATATTTTCAAAGAAGATTTCTCCTTCGATTAAAAACTGTCTGAAATATCTCCATCCCTTGTTTTTTAAATCGAAGTATTCGATAAATTTTTGGAATTCCTCAATTAAGTCTTCTTTTTGAAGAGACTTTAAATTATCGTTGATGAAATTAAGAGATACAATTTCTTTATTGTCATTGTAGTTGATGCAATCGTCGCAGATTTCATCAAGAGCATCAGCGACTTCTGAGTATGCTGCGATTGTTCTATAATCGCGAAGTCTGCCCGGTTTATCCTCAGAAACCTTTGCATACATGATATCCCCGAATGAGGAGTCTTGTTGCATCATGCCATACGGCGTATTATTGAAATCGTTGCTTAATGCAATGGAATTTTTAGAAATTGCTTCTGCTCTACGCATTCCGACCTTTTTGAAATACTTGTATTTTGTATTTTTATTTTCGTCGGTGTCTAGAATATCATAAGCATATGGTGATCTTGCTTTAAGAAATGAAGTCATCGATCTATCAAAAGTAGACGATCTTCCATCTCTAGCTACAAAATTTCTATTGCTATTCGGAGTACTTGAACTATCAGAACCTGCCATATATCTTATTTAGATAATATTTAGGTTAAAAGGTAAAGAAGTCCAGCCCGCACTATTAGAAGTTACAAAAGTAAATTCTCCTTGTGCTGAAAGCGAACTAACTGGCAGAGTTATGGTGGCAGAATTGTCAGAAGCCACCGATACATATGAATCTGGAAGCCTGAAAGCGGATATTGTCGGGAACTTTACAGTGTCGATTTCTTCGAATGTTCCGATTAAATTAGACGCTGGTGAACTTAGATACCAACTATTGGAATAGCTGAATCTTTTTCCAAGTAAAAGAAATGAATTTTGAAGATCTTTTCTGATAGTCGTGGATTCATAAAGCGGTATGATACCTGAGTAAACTGAATAATACAGATTTGTGAATGTTGGATATGCTGAAATAGAAATGGTTTCGCTTTCAGTATATGCGGCAGACAACGCTGGGTAATCATCATACGATGAAACTCGACCTGCTAAACTTGCATTTATGAATTTATTATGGATAACATAAATGGTGCCTTCTGGGTTCTCCGTTGGTGGGAATATCCAACCCTTTATCGTAAATGATGTGTCAGCAGTGATTCTGTATTTGTCATCTTTGGACAGCGTGTTTGGAGTGGCATAAGAAATACTACCATTCCATTCAATTTGAATACGAAGTTCATCAATGAAATTGAATCCGAATTCTTCTGGAACTTTCCAAGATACCACAAAGTATGGATTACAAACCGATGCAAAATTTTGAACTATCTGATCAACATCTTCTTTATACTTCGCGATTATGGAGACTTTGACATCCATATTCATTGGTATAGGAGTGGGCAATTTACCAACTCTTGAATTATCATTAACCATCGGTCTAATGATATTCTGATGTTTATGAACTACTCTGTTGGGATCTCTTGTCAAAGATGTTTGCTCAATGGAAACAACTGGCAGTGTTAAGTTTTTTTCTTTGGTTACAATATCATGTATGACACGCTGTTTTGGACCATGCACATAACGAACATCAATTTTTGATTTTGGTTGTAAGTTTTGTTGATCGAATCGATATATAAAAGCGTCATCGAATGCTGCTGTGAAAAGCATCAGCATGTCTATCTGCTCGCGATGATATGAATATTGTAACACTAAAATATTTAAGCATTCGCGCAGTTATATTATCACTGAAGTCTATCTAAGAAATATTTTGGCAGTTTTCTTTTGTTTTTCGCTATCGAATCGAATATTCCACCATCGAGAATGTAGGTTGCACACTCATCACTTTCTCCACGAACACCTCGACCACATGCCTGAACTAATGTGCATAGCATCTTATTGACATACCAACTACCGTCGAGCTTCATCATCTTTTCAATTCTGGCATCCTTCGTAGGTAGCCAAGGAGCTTTCAGAACTATCTGAAAGTTTGCGAGATCTCCCTTCAAATCAACACCATATGTCATGGATGGAGAAACTAGAACTGTTGGCTGTTTGGATTGAACATGTTGTTCAAGGATATCTTCATTTTTAACACCGATCTCTCTACACAGCAATCGTTTACTCTTCACATTATCTCTAATGTAATCTGCGATATACTGAGTGTGCGTATGGATAATCCCCTTGTGGTTTTCATGTTCCTCAAGAATTCCTTCGATTTGCTTGCAGATGGTTGGCAGAAGGGATTTCAGATTTTGGAAATTAATCTTCTGTTTTGCCAAAATGTAGATTGGAGATTTGGTTGAATCGAATTTGGATTCAACTTCAATGTATGAATAATCTTCCACACCAAGAGTTCTGCAAAAGGAAACATGGTCGATTATAGTCGCACTCAACAGCACCACATGGTCTGCATTATCGAACAGATACTTGCTGAGCTTGTCAACCTTGAGAGGTGTGAACTTGATCTTCTTATCAATCCTCTCGACGATATATTGACTGTCGTAGTAAGTAGAGATCAAAAGCTCGATGCTTTTCTGAAGTCGTTGAAGCTTATTGCATTCGGATGTTTTCTTGAAGAACTCAGAATCCTTATTCTTTTTATTTTTCAAATACTCCATGTAGGATGCAATACTGGTTGATACAGATCCTGATGTTTTATTAAGCCAATTCAAAACATTGATAGCCTTTTCATCACTTGGAAAAGCACCCACCAAGGTTTCAGTTTTCATTAAAAATGGAATGTCAATTTCACAAGTGAATTGATTCACCAATTGCTCTTCCAGTTCACTCGCTTCATCAAGCACTAGAATTTTACGCTTCTTCAAATGATCAGGAAGGGAGAAATACATGCTATAATTCAGTGTTGCGAATGAACTTTTCAGCATCTTGTTCCTGTCGTTGTAATATGAACAACGGTTACAATCCCAGCATTCCTTTTTAAGACCCTTGACATACAAACAAGGTGCATTGTCAACAGTTACTTCAGGATCGTATTCGCATTGGTAATTGCCCTGACCCTTCAGCAAAGTGGCAAAGTCGAATGTTTCTTTGTATTGATCCTGAAGTGCCTTGGTGATCGTGAGCGCATATACACCAAATGCCTCAGACTCTCTGGCATAGAGGATACCATCCTCTCCAAAGATCGAATAATCATCAACCTTGGAGTTCCACTCAGAACTTGGATCACTCGCATACTTTGCAAGTGTTGGAGCGATGAACGATTTACCAGATCCTGTTGGTGCATTGCACACGATGAATTTTTCATTATTCGCAATCGCTTTTTCAATAGCGTTGAGAATTTTTACTTGATTATCGTTTGGCTGATAATTGTCTGGGAAGTTTAGAATCAATTTGGACATCTGGGGGGTATTCTAGGCCCATCTCAGAAAAAGTCAATCGTTCTTTGCTACGATTGTCAGATACCGATTGTGGATCTTGGCAGCGTTGCTTTTGTCACACAGCAATAGTTTGTAGTACATTTCGTCTTTAAAGGGGCAAAACGCACTCAGGCAATAATCGAACAATATTCCATTTTCAATTTTTTTGATACGATACGGGTATGGCAATTCATAGTCCTTCTCCACATCGTTGTTCAGAATTTTAAATCTTATAAAAAACTGTTTCGTATTAAAAATCTGAAGTTTACCAGTTCTTAAAATTTTATTGTCAATTTTGAAATTGACATTTTTAAGAACCATTTTTTTCAATTCATCTTCTACATGTTCCATCATTACGGTATTGTTTCCATGAAATTTTCTTTTTGACCAGCTGACATAATATAGATGTTGTCATTGAAATATTTCCAGAATGTATCGTCCGCTGGAAATTGGTTAACCAAGAAACATTTATCCATTGAGACATTTCGATAGTCCTGCATTAATATGTCCCATACAACCACTACATTATGCTTAGCTTCATTTATTTTTTTCGGTCCTTTTGGGGGTCTATATCCAAGTGAGGTTCGCCCGTTTAAAGAATCTAATAAAGCCATAGAATTGCAGCACAGCATTCTACGTATTAATTTATTACGCTTCAATGTTCGTTCCGGTCTTCTTCGAATGAACACAATTTCACAAACATTGTTTTTTAACAATGATGCAAGCTTCGTTCTACTAACCTTTGTCATTTACTTTACAGATTCCGAACATTCTTTGTTCGTTGAGGAACAATCCATTTTTAAGTTTACCATAATCTTCGACTTCCAAATTGGTGATAGGAATTCCCATATTATTAGGAAACACTACAATTTCTCCAAGTTTGGTGAATCTCACATTTGGTCCAATGAGAACAACCTTACCCTTTCTCCACGCATTGTGGACTTGATTAATGGGTACAGCAATACCTCCTCGCATGATGTATTCAGATCCTTCTTCTGATCCATGAATATCACAGTATTCAATTAGAATAACATCATCAAATACTTTGGACAACTTGTAATCATCCAAACCGAAATCACTTGGTAGTGCGCGGTCAGATAAATCAATGTGGGACTTTTGTGGTAGTAAAGCATCTATGGATACAGGCATGTAGAGATTTAATCATATCTCATAGTTTGTCAATGCTTCCCACTCTCTTCTTGAATAAAAATCTGGAATTTGTTTTACAACTTCATCAGTATTCTCATTCTTTTTGATCCGTTTGACATAGTTGATTTTTCGTTTTTTAAGTTTAGGAACTATATTTTCAAAAAATTTATACTGTTCTTCCGAAGTGTTGAAGATTGAATGATACATATTGGTGGTATCGTTGATATAATCAACATAATCACCATTGTTGTAAAATGAAAAATAACGGTTCACCATATATGGGGAAAATTCATCGAGAGCTGATGCATTGATTTCCTTGTCTGGTTTTTCGAAGAGTATGTGATTTATCGCGTTAAACATTTTCAGTTTTCAATAGATTCAAATTGTCACACCATTTAAACATAGTGACGCTCCTTGTCAAGTCATCATTTTGATAAAAAAACGGCCCGTTTTTAGGAGTTAAAAATTTTAATCGATTTGAATACTCTGCCAGATATAAATCTAAATGATCATTTTTAGACAACGCTAGTTCATATATTTTTTTTATTAATTCAGCTGAAGATTTGTTTAAAATTAACATCGCATGAGATGAAAGCATATTGTACACTCTGTAATAATATTTGTCATATTCTTCTAAATAAACTCCACCACCAGCTGGATACAGACTTCCTCCAAGATATATTGCATCTATATCTGATGATTCGACGCTGGGTAATTCTATATTAATGTCAATATACTCACAATCATCCTCTAAAATTAAAGAAGGAAAGTGATCGTTTGATATAATTTGTGTTAATACTTCAATGTGTGAAGTTGTAATATTGTTTATTTTTGAATTGCTTTCTGAGTTTTTTGAAATCCTATATGAATTTTTGAAATTCAATTTTTGAACCACCTTTTCTATATGTGGTTTTCTAAAACTATAATTATCTGGATTTATATAATAACAATGATCTATATCAATAGTGGGCGCTTTTTTCATTAGAAATAATGGTATAATTGTTTCACCATTTGAAATATTAAAAACATAATCTCTATGTTTTTCCATTTGGAGTTTTAAATTTTTAATATTTAAATTGGTATCTCTTGTATTTACGATTCCAGCTTTGCAACTTATTAAAAATTGAAAATTGATTGATGGTATAATTTTAACTTGTTCTGTATTGAAATAATAATTTAAATAACTTTCATCGTTCCATGGTGGTTCGTGATTATTAGAATTGTTTAAAATCATCATCTCGTTCAAGGAAAATAACATATCTAAAACTTTAGAATATCTACCTCCGAAAAACGCACCATAACAATACACCGATTCACTGTCTGGTTTATCTAAAAAACATGATGATGTGGGATTCCTATCAAATGGCAGGGTATATATATTTGAATCATTATTTAAATCTGAATTCCTACTGTGTGAAGAATATACAACATGTTCACCAGCTACAATATCTCCAATAAACCAATCATCGAAAGTTTTATGAATATCTGTATCTGCATCAAAATAATACAAATAATCAACATCTATTTTTTTGGAATTATCCAATATATTTTTAAATTTTGAATTAGTTCCATCCAACCAACAATCATGTTTTGTTTCAAAAAATTTATAATTTATAAATGTTGGTAAATACATTTCTGGATCGGTATCTGAAAATAAAATGAATTCCAGCTCACAAGATCCTTTATAAAAGTATTGAAACTTCTTTATAAATCGTATAGCTAATGGGAAATATGCATTTGTTCCAATTATATATATTCCTAATTTTTTCATTTTATTAAATTTATTTTTATACAATTAGAATTGTTAAAATGATCAACGACTCTTCCTAAAAAAGGAAGCCTTCCATATGTAATACATACGACTAATACTTTCAAAATAAATTACGAGTTAGAGTTTTTGATATCATTTTAATAAGTCATCTACAATCTGATAAATGTTTTTTTCTGGTCTGAATCCTAAATTTTGCAGTTTCTCGGTGTGCAGATACATAGATTCAACCTGTACTATTTTATGAAAATCAGTAGCTTCCATAATTCCAATATTTGATTTTGATTTAGTTTTATTTATAGCATAATCAATTATAGATTTGAAAAGTATAGGTTCACCGCAGCCCAAATTATATGTCTGATTTTTAGATCCATGATCCATGATAAATTTTATTCCCTTGGCTACATCAATCACATCAATGAAATCTCTGTAAAAATTTCCATTATTATAGAGATTTATATCTCTGTTTTCTTTAATTTCGTTTATTAAAAATTGAAGAGCGTTTTTCTTTTTTGAAATTTTGCCGTCTGAATTTCCCAATACATTTCCAAGTCTTATAATTTTGTAATTTATATTGAATGTTTTGCAAAAAGATTCCAACAATAATTCAGCTGCATATTTTGTTATAGAATAAAATCCTTTTGGATTACAATTTGAAGTTTCTTTGGCTGGTAGTTCAGTATCCCCATAAACGAACCATGAACTTATAAATGTAAATTCTATGTTTTTATTTTTACATTCGTCCAATACATCCATAAGATGGAGTAGATTTGTATTTATATCTTTTTTGGAATCAGTTAAGACATTATAATTATCCACTGTGCTGACAAGATATAATACCTTTTCACTGACGGGTGTATATGAATCTCTATCTATAATAACAGAGTCATTTTTAAATTGATTGCAAAATTCGCTGCCTATAAAACCAGTACCTCCAAAAACAGATATCATAATTATTTTCTAAATTTTGAAATTACAGTTTCAATATATTCAAATACTGGCTCAGTATAATGAGGAGCAGCGCCTATGAAAAATAAATTATCCAAAACTTTATTAGCAGCCGGGTATTTTTTATAATCATCCAAATTTTTATATCCCGGATGCAATAAAATATTACCAGCGAAATAATTTCTAGTTTGTATTTTATTCTGTTCTAGATATTTCACCAATTCAGGTTTTAAACCATCTTCCTCGCAAATGAACGGAGTTCCAAACCAGCAAGGATCAGCTTTATCTAAGATTTTTGGAATTCTAATATTTGGAATGTGATCGCAAAATATTTTGGATATTGTTTCCCTTGAAACTCTTCTATTAGTTTCAATTTCATCTAATTTTTCAAGTTGAACTAATCCAATCGCACCTTGCATATCCAAGGGTTTTAGATTATATCCCATTTCCGAAAATACATACTTGTGATCAATTACACCATCGAAATTCTCAAGCCAATTATCAAATCTATTTCCACATGTACCGCACGGTAAAAGATTCGCAGAGCCGACACAATAGCAATCACGCCCCCACCAACTTAAACTCACAAATAACTTTTTGAGATCGACATCATCCGTGCATACCATGCCACCTTCACCAGTTGAAATGTGATGTGCTGGATAGAATGAATTTGAGTAAGCTACATAATATTCATTTAGATATTTTCCATCCCATTTGCTTCCAAGACTATCACAGTTATCTCCTACGAGATGAATTCCATACTTTTCACTAATTTCAATTAATCTATCCATATCAGGAGGATTTCCCAACACTGGAGATATGAAAATAGCCTTTGTCTTGTTTGTTATTTTAGATTCAATTTGATCAATATCAAAGTTCAGGGTGTCCCATTCGATATCAACAAATACTGGTGTTAGTCTGTTTTGATAAATCACAGAAATTGTAGTAGCAAATCCAACAGGAGATACAATTATTTCATCACCATCTTGCCAATTAAATCTTCTCTTCAATGCAGAGATTAAAATTAAATTGGCTGAACTTCCAGAATTCACCATATGACCATATTTGGTATTAAACCTCTTAGAGAACTGGTTTTCGAATTTATGAACTTTTTCACCCGCAGTTATCCATTTACCATTTAAAAATGAATCCAACGCTGCTTCAGTTTCTTTGTTGTCCCAGTATGGTCCAGAATAATATATTGGAGTTTTTCCAGCTTTGAACTCTTTTGCATTGTAGATATAAGGAGAAACATGATTTCCTACTAATGTTTTAATATCTTCTTTTAAAATCATAATTATATTTTCTTCGCTAGATTACAGTGTTTTTTTAAAAAGTCAACACGCTATTTAAATATTTTTGAAATAATTTTCAAAAATATAATCTTCGATTATTCTGTATTGTTTGCATCTTTCAAAATTATCTTTAATAGCTGACATTTTACTATAATATAAGTCTGGAGTCAAAGAATCAATATGTTTGTATAATTCCTCTATATTATTAAATCTTAAAATTCCATCCGCATTAAATTTATTTTCTATTTTTGTAGCTCCTAAATAAATTGGAATAGTTCCAGTTGCGAAACAATTTGTTAATCTTTCACAAAAATATTCATCATCTTGATAATTTTCCGTTACTATAGAGAACATATAATCATGTAAGGATTCATAAATAGGTTTCCATACATATCTAAATACATCGACTTTTGGATTATTTGCTAATTGATCTGCAATATGTAAACGAAAATTATGCAATACACACATTCGTTTTTCAGATGTTACCATGGAACATAGCTTAGTTTTATTATGTATTTTTACTTCACCAAGTCCATATGATCCACCTATCCAAATACCTCCACCGGGTATCCACCTAGTATTTGGATATTTTTTTAATAATTTACTACTGTGAGTGAATACTAAATTAAATTTTGATATATATTGTTCGATAGATTCATATTCTTGAGGGATTATGCCTATAGATTCGTATATTATCCCATACGATTTATCCTTTGTAGATAAATTTTGATCTATCATTGACATTAATCCATGTGAATAAAATGTTGGATTATCTAAGTTAGATATTGTTCTATCCCACTTGATATATTTAGAATTTTGACCAGCTACTGAATAATTATCATGACTAAATATTCCATCAAAAATATTAAAGGTTTGTAATTTGTTGTTCATATTTTTTAATATATTAATTCTGTCATTATCCAATTCATTAAAAACTCTATATTTGTAATTTTTTGCAATCTTTACAGTTGAATAAATATTCATATTAAAATCCACAAATTCTCTAATTTTTTTAGACCATTCGACATCTTCACTTTCCCCCCACGATAATTCTT